GTTTCTCCAGTTGTCAGGTAAAGTATCTTCACTGTACCATGTAAAATTATTTGTTTCTGCCCATTCAGCATGGGTTCGTTTGGTTCCGTTCTTTCTTATCTTAGCTCCCGGCATAGGTGCAAAAGGTTTTTGGAATAAGAACACTAACTCCATGTTAGCAGGTAATGCTTCTCGTATCCAAAGATACTTACTGTATTCAGCGTGGTCCCAAAACCTACCCTTTGCTTCTAGCAATATAGTTTTATCTTCTATTGTTTTAGCAAAGTCTACTTCATAATCTTTTTTAATGATATACTTAATAGACTCATAGTGATGTTTCCAACCTTGTAAAATAGTTTCGTGTAGATTAGCTTCCCACTTGCTATCATATCCTTTGGGTACTCCAGTCTTCTTTGGTCTCGGTTTCCGAGGTACTCTCTTAGCCATTAATGTTCTCCAATGTTACATTCGGGTTACGTTTTACTTTCTTGTAAAACCATTTTAAAGTATAAGCACTTTGTCTGAACTGACCACCTGCAAATATATGTGTTTGATTAGGTAGAAACTCATCTAAGTTTTGTCTCCTGATTCTTTGTGGGTCTTCGCCTTCAGGAACCATAGTTCTAATCCACTCAATTAGCAAGTCTTCTGCCCTACGTCTTAATTGTTTTGACCTTCTTCCACTCATGTCTGTGTTACCTCAATAACGTTAGGGGCTTTAGGTGTCTGTGTTAGATACCTATAACCATTTGAATATTTAAATACTCGTAAACCTTCTCCTTCATTTGAATCCTTGTAACATTCAAACTTATGTCTACAATATACACAGCCTTTTGCAAGTTGCATGTTACCAGACTTACCATCCGGTATAGGATTGTAACATCTTTCAGGAGGAGTAGAAAGCTTGACAGCTTTTTTAATACTACTAATTTTCTTTTTGATGTTAGGCTTATCAAAGTTATCAGGTTGGTAGAAAGCTAACTCTCCTGACTCTTTGTTAAGAGCTAGGAACCCACCGTTGCTTGTGCCCTGTGCTTCTTCATAACCAGCTAACTGTGCCATGTAACCAAACGCATCGTTCTCTGCTAGTGTCCCATCTTTAAATTTCTTAAAGGCAAATCCGGATGCTGTTTTAATATCAACAACTTCACCATCAATGATACAATCCATATGTCCTTTGATACCAGATACAGTAATTTCTTTCTGTTCTCCTGTTACCTCATGTCCTGCTAGTTTAACTAACAGCAACACAACTTCCTCAAGCAAGTGCCCATATAAAAATTTAATAAACAGGGAAGGCGGCATCCTTTCTGGAGTACCTTCAGTCTTCATGTCGTACCAAAGCTGTCTTTCTTTCCTGCCCACATTAGACATACGTAGGGTAGTGTTACCTCGTGGTGCAGGGTGTGACCAGTTGTAAAGAACTTCTTTCATAGACTCACCAAACTTATCTATAGTGGCTTCGTCTAGTTCCATGTGCTCACCATCAGCAAGTACACCTATCTTATTATAGATGTCTTCGACCAAGGTGTCAAGTGTTTTTGTTTTCTTTTTCATTTTTTTCTGTTTCCTTAAATGCTTTTATTACATCGGTTGAAAATAACTTTTGTAAATTTAATAAATACATTCTACTTGCTTTGTGGTCTCCTCCACATACAGTTTTAAATGTATCTAATTTTTCTACAATTGTTTTTAAAACATCAGTCTTAAAAACTAAAGTACAAAATTCATTATCACCAACACAGAGATTATGAAACCAGTAGTCAGCTTCGGTTGCTCTGATACCTGATGGCTTACCCCATGATTCATATTCGATACATATGTTTCCGGACTTTTGCCATAAATCTTTCTCAGATTTAACCTCAATCTTTTTACCTGTTAGCATCTCTGCTATTTTATCTTCACGTATTGTACCATACTCTAGGTCAATGTCAAACTTTTTTCTGTTTTCTTTAGTGGGTTTCACGTCAGTTCCTCCTGTGGTCTAAATATTTTTTTAATAAAGTTTTCTATGCTACTTGCTTGATAGTAAGTTTCATTATAACTACCATCAACATACATACTTCTCCATTTACCAGTTCCTATAATGTAATCATATGTATATCTTCTTCTATTACCTCTGCCGTCTTTTCTAGGTATAGCTTTAGTAGTCAAAGTAACCGTGTCTTTTTTTATCTTGTATTCTATTTGTTCATCTTCAAGAATTTTCTTTATTTCTTTTTTGGTTTCTATTTCGCTTTTAAATGTAGGTTTATCGGCTAATAAAAATCTAGTATAAAAATCTTCTATCCCTTTAGATGTGTAGTGTTTATCAGGATAGCCGTCTTTGTTCCATGGTGCCCATCTTCCAGTAGTAGAAAAGTACGCATATGTTATGTCATTAAAATACACCCAAAACATAGTTGACCCAGCTCCTCTTGTTAGTTTATATTCAATATCTTTACTCCTTAAAAAAATAATTACATCCTCTACAGTTTCATCTGTACTGTGGCTGAATAGAACTTCTCCCTTTGAATTTACTCTATTGAAACTCCAGTTATATTCTTGTTCTTTAATGTGTCTCACTCCAGTTCCTCCCTATTTTGTATTCGCCATCCATAGGACAACGAAGATTAAATTCTTCTCCTGCTTGTATGATACTCTTAACAGCAAGTTCTCCAGTAAACTCAGCTTGAGATTCCTTAACTTCTATCTGCCATTCATCATGTATGTTAGCAACAAACTTATAGTCAATCGTATTGAGTCTAAGCAAGTCATCTAGTATACCTAATGCTTTCTTCATAACAATAGCACCTGCTCCCTGAAGCAAAGTGTTGAGTGCGGCATGTGTATTCCTAATGTATAGCTTCCTACCATCTAACCCTTTAAGGTATTTTTTGGCTGATGCTCTCGTAACCCTATCTCTAAGAGATTTAAATGCAGGATTATTATCGAAGAAATATTCTCTAGCTCGTTTACCATCTGCTGTATTTCCTTCGACCACTTTACCAAGCTTCTCATCTCCTGCTCCGTACATGAGTGCATAGATGAATGTCTTTGCCTGATTTCTTGATTTAAGTTTTGCAGCTTTTTGATTAGCTGTGTGTATGTCTCCATCTAATATCTCCTTAATATATTCGTCATCATCCATGTAGTGTGCTAACATTCTTAGCTCTAACCCACTAGCATCAACACCTAGTAAAACATTGCCTTCATCCACTACCCAACAAGACCTACACTCTTTACCATAAGGACTATGCACTGAAGGTACTTGAGCCATGTTGGGATTTCTATGTGTCATTCTACCAGTGATAGCACCGTTAGGTATAACAAACCCATGCACTCGTTCGTCATCTCGTACAGAACTAACCCAAGAATCTACTTGGGCAATACGTTTCTGTATTAAAAGAAAGTCTGCAATAAGTTTTGCTTCGTGAATATGAGTAACCTCTGATAAAGTTTTCTCATCTACAATAGGTTGACCTGTAGGTGTAAACCTATCAGGCTTCCAACCAAAGTCTATGAGGTACTCACCTATCTGCTTACGACTGCCAAGATTAAACTCTTGTAAAGTTTGTCGCATGAAAGGCTCATGGTTGAGAGTGTTTAAACACCTTGCATATTCATCATCGGTAAGACCACGCTTAGATAGCTGACCGTCTGTCGTCCTGATGTAAGGCGTAACTAACTTAGTATCTACCCACTTAGGTTTAAACGTATTGTGTACCTCGTCTTCAATCATCTGTTTCTTTTCTCTAAGCTCTGCTAATAAAGTTAAAGCAGACTTCATGTCAAACTTAAAACCATTAACTTCTTGTTGCTTAATTATCTTAGCCACTGATTGCTCTATCTCAATACAAGATTTACTAAAACCTTTTGACTCATGGCGTAAAGCTTTGTATACCATTGTATTTAAAGTTACATCACGTACACAATACTCTAGCATTTCACTAGAGTAGTTTAAGTAATCAGTAAAATCAATCTTAGAAAGACCAAGCCTAAAGCCCCAACTCTCTAGACTATGCCCACCATCTCTAGCAGGATTAAATAATCTAGATAGAACAAGAGTATCAATAACTTCTTTACCACTAAGGTCAACGCCACCGAACCTTTCTACTAATGGAATATCAAAACCAATAATGTTATGTCCAATTAGTCTGTCGGCTGTAGTAAGAAACTTATATCCTTCTTCTAATTTGTTAGGAGGGAATTTAAATATCTCACCCGAGTCTGCATCTTGAGCTACAATACAATGTACAAGTGTAGCCTGTAAATCATCTGTCTCTATATCAAATACTAAATCCATATTAAAATGCCTCATCAGAGGACGGGTCAAACTCAATGTCCTCGTCTGTTAGTTCTGTTAATCTACCTGTATCTTTATCATAGACAACTCTAGCCGCAAGTCCTACATCACCAGTGTATCTTGATTTAAGTACACGAAGTCTTGTAGTCCTAGCTTCTTCGGGGTCATCGGATTGTTGATTCCTTTCAAGAGCAATCACACAATCAGACAATTGTCCGATACTGTTTGAACCACGTAGATGAGAAAGACTTACTTCAATTCCATTCTCATGTCCTTTGTTACCATCAACACGTCTTAGATGTGATACAAGAATAATACCTGCACCAGTCTCTTCAACTAAACTTCTTAGTCTAGTCATAATCGTATCAATAGCTCGTCTCTCATCACCATCATGGACGGCACTGACCAACATATGTAGATGGTCAACGACCACCCACCTGCAATCACAACCGATAATCATAAAGCGTAGCTTAGTAAAGATGTCGTCAATGTCGTTGGTTCCGAAGTGGGAATGTACCCATACTCTGTTTCGGTTATCACCATCGTATAGCATATCGAACATACTATCTAGTTCTTCTTTAGAAAACTTCTCACGTTCTTCATCAACATACAATCTTGCATTAGCTTCAATAGAAAGTATACCATCAATGGTACGTCTCCAATCTTCTTCCAATGCTATGATACCTACGTTGTCTGTAGTACTTTTAATAAGATGATGTTCTAGTTCTCTAGTCACACTAGACTTACCAAGTCCTGTACCACCTGTCAAAGTTACAAGCTCTCCCTGTCTTAAGCCATAAAGCTTTTTGTTTAATCCTTCATAAGGATAAGGGACGCTTGGTTTCTTCTCTCGGTTGTGGAACTTCTCTCGTTGTTCCGATACATTGATAACTCCTGAAGGTGTGTATACCTTAGAAGCCCACCATGCTTCAACAAAATCTTTATGTTTGTTATCACGAAGCATATCGTTAGGGTCTTTGAAGCCATTAGGAAGTGTGAGTATCCTAGCCTTGCCAGGTTTAAACAGTCTCGCAACTTTAATAGCCGCTTCCTTACCTGCCTTATCACTATCAAAAGATATGATAACGTTTTCAAAGTCATCAAAGAATTCTAAACTATCCTTGATGTCTCGGACTGCACCTTGTGCTCCACGCTTTATAGATACGACTGCCCACTTACTACCTAGTAGTTCGTAAGCCGCCATAGCATCACACTCCCCTTCGGTTATGGTGACATACTTGCCACCCTTAAACAACTGTTGACCAAACAATCCTGTGTCATTATAAGAACCATTCACAAAGAAATCTTTGTTGCCTACGTTTCTAACTTTAGTAGCAGAAAGTTCGTGTCCATTATAATAAGGATACATATGTTTAGTAACCTTACCCTGTAAGTCATGCACTACCTTAACACTATACTTCTTGGCTGTCTCTTGAGAGATACGCCTATCAGTTAGAGCAGAGAAAGTACCTGTGTCTATAGTATCAGGTTGTTTAAACGATGTTTGATTTGTTGTTGTCTGTTCCATATCTTTTCCTTCACATGAATTATTATAGTTAGGCATAAATTCTCCACAACTGAAACACTTTGCTGAACCATCTTCGTTGATTCCTACTGCATCACTGCTAGTGCATAGTGGACAAGGTTGTTTTAATTTATGCCAAGTTTTGTTTTCCATATTAGCCCTCACTAATGGTTATTTATTGTCGTCTGTTTTGTCCTCCATTACCTCTGGCTCTGGCTCGACAATAGCTTCATCTCTACTCTTAAGTAACTCTTCTAAGTTAGCTCGGTGAGTACGACTTGCGAAGTCTAAAGCTTCAATAATTATCTGTAGGTTACCAACCTTCTGCACAACAACAGTAGCTTCTTGCTTTACAGCATCATCACTAATGTTATTAACATCAAAGTTAGTAACTACATCTTCATTCGTAATAGTTATAATCATTTAGAATTCCTCGTTGTCTGTATCGGCTTCAGTATATTCAATTAAGTTATTAACTTTAACAGCTACTAACTCAGCAAACGTACCATACTTTCCAGTGTAAGGTTTAATCTTTACCTTAACCTCTGAACCATTACCAACAGCAACATCTAATTTATTACCATCACCATCTACAAGTAAGGGTGCGGCATTAGTTCTACCTGCCACCTCAACTTTTCTACTAAAAGAAAATGCGGGTTCCTCATACTTAGGTTGTCCTGCTCTATCTTTCACCTGAACCAACCCAACAGATTCTAATCTATCGGCTGTCTCCTGATTTGTAAGCACAGTGATTTGATATTTAGGGTCTCCGAACTTGGTGTTCGGTGTACTAACATTAGCCCACATTGCTCTTCCTTCTATATACTCATACATAAGTTTCCTCCTTTGTTGTATTAAGTGTGTGCATTATAACACAACTCGAATCATAATGCAAGTATTATTTTTAATTAATTTAAAGTACCAGTGGGTGCAAGACTGGTAACTTGTCTAACTGGGGTCAGTCAGATAAGATAGGTTAAAGATTTTCAAGAGGGCTAACCTATCACACACATATTAGTTATCCCTTATGCAGGGTAGTATCTCTTCCCAAAATGTTAGGGGTGTATTGTCTAGCTTAACCTTGAAGGTCTCATCTAGTTTCTCCACCATATGTCCCACACGTGGGTAGTTTTCTGCCATGTACTCACCAAATTTTCTATACTCATCACGAGTTAGAATCTCTGTGCTGTACTGTTGTCTTTCTTGTAGATACATAAGCTGTATTATAACATAACAGCCTAGCCATGTCAACCCTTAAAAAAATTAAAGGCTATTTTTTAGACATTAACTAGGTTGTCTATTTAACTTTCCTCTGCCAGTTGTTAGGGTAGTAGCCTATTTCTTCTAAGTCAAGTATTCTTTTTACTCTCTCAAGAACATCTTGAATAGCATGAGCTTCTATCAAGGAACAACTACCAGTCTCAAACAAACTTGATGTTCCCCACATAGCATCATTGAAATCTTTAATCACAAAATCAATGTCTTGTTGCTGTGTTTTAATCGTTACTATTTTATGTTTCATTTACCTTGTCCTCTATATTTTTTATAGTTAGCTTTCTGATTCTTGTTCATGGTTGAGGTGCTAACGTTCCCTCCGCCTTGACTAGTCTTCTTACCTTTGCCTTTAGTAGCAGAGATGTAAGCCTTTAATGTTTTAGTCTTTGCCATGTCCTACCTCCATACATGAACGCCATTCAGTTTGATTTACTTCGTATGGATAGAGGGTAAAAAGTTTATCCCTGCATACCTCATACTGCTGTCGTTGTGTCATCTTCATAACCTCTGTCTGCACAATGTTAGCGTGAAAGATAACAATACAAAAGAGAAGCTGTTTAAACACTTGTTACCTCATCCTTCTTTCTTTTGTCTGCGAATTCTTTTACAACTCTACCACTTGCATAAGTAGTTTGAAAGTAATTATCTTCCTCACTTTTATGAAGATACAAAGATGTTACAAGGTTATCAAGTTCCTCTTCACTTAACCTCTCCTTCCCATTCAATACTGCATCAAGATACTGTGTCATTCTTTCCTCCTCTAATCTTTTGTAGTTCTATTATTTTATCCCACTTGTAAAACTGTTGAGTCTCATTGTCCCAAAAGTTTCCTCGTTGTGTTTGCATTTGTTTATACCTCGGTGGTATATGCACACTAATCTTTTTAGTTTCAATTAAATATACATACAGCAACGCTGATATTGTGAGGAACAAAACCCCTCCCAATAATATTAGTGCTTCCATTTTTTCTCCTATTAAATTGCTTTAGTAAAATTACTAGAGCTTACAATCTGTTTAAACGATACCCCTAATAGCTTATGAATCCTGTCCTCAAACAGACTAACCTGCCTAAGTATTTCTGATTGCTCTTTAGGTGTAGCCTTTGTAAAGTCCTCATCCATATGATACTCAGGTGAGTCAAACAACTTCATCAAGTAATCTGATACTTGGTGTTTAGCATAAACTTTCTCTGATACTTTATGTCCTTTATAATTAACCATCATAAACCTCCCAACTATCTTCTGTTGTATCTATCATAGGTGCATCTTCATAGTATTCATCTATAATATTTTCTATATAATCATCCATACATTTTCCTCCTTTTAAAATAATTAAAATAATAATTAATATTTATTTTATTGTTTGTTGTTTTAGTTTTACCCGATTGTATCACAAACAAAACCAAAAGTCAAATCGTGTGACAACCATGTTACAAATCATCATCCATTCTCTTCTTTAAAATATCGTATGCTTTCTTACTCTTAGCATTTAACAGTGCATCTTTGTGCATATGTTTATAGTCCTCACTCGACATGGCTTGACCACAATGACTAGACAAAAACTCTATCATGGTTACTGGTACTGGTCTGTCTATGTTATCATAACAGTACTGTAAACAATCATCCTCTAAGTCAGGTCGTCCTTCCATTGACCATAGCTCATGCACATTATCTCTCATGTTATCCATGACTGTGCTGTTGATTTCATTACTCATTAATTATCTCCGTTGTTACGTGAGCTAGTGCCTCGTTAAAAAATATAGGTAAGTTAGTAAACTGTTTCTTTACCACATAATCTGTAGCGTCAGTCCCCTGTTCTCTAACAACCTGTTTAAACATCTCCTTACTCAATCCACTTTCTTCTATTGCGATATAGATACTATCTATTGTTTCACAAAAGCTATCATACATTCTACTCATATCATTCCTCCTTTAAAATTAGGCGGTAGTTTTTTAGTTCCGAAGTAACTACCAACTCCTCCAACAGCAACATAACTATCGGTTTTTATCGTGCCTGTCAACACTATCCTATAATGCTTTCCTTTATAAGAATGACTACGCTACCTAGCAGTCCGTAAGCCTAGTGATACAG